CACAACCCCAAGAGCCTACCGATGAGGAGAAGTTGAGGCAAAGGCGGGTGAGCCACCGATCAAACCTTTACGACAAGGCTTGCGGGATGATGCTTACGAAAGACTATGGTAACTCCAATGATCAGGAGGTGGTTAAGCGGTCGCTTGTTGCGATAGCTAGGAAGGACAAGATGAAGGACGACTTCAATGACGTCTCTCTCGTCGTGCTGCAAGAGTACGAAAGAGCCTTCTTTGACACCTATGATCAAAGAGTTCAGTCCGCGAAGAACTTATCTTATTCGCGTAACACTCGATCCAACTCGAGTCGCTGGTCTAGAGCAATCGACCAGTTCGTAAAGTACGTCCAGCTCAAGGACATCGCTGAGGTCCGGGGATCAGACCTTCAGCGTCTCGCACAGTACGAAGGTATTGAGCGATTGTCGAGGGATCGGGAATGGTTTCAGCTTGTCTGGTGCATGGCGTTGGTTGTTCGCCTGCTCTGGATGCCCGTCTTAGAGGAGTGGGTTAAGAGGTTGGGGCATATGCTCCCTTTTGCCTCTTCAGACACGACGCCCGTGTTTGGCCTGTACACTGTGAGTAATGTTTGTGACCTCGTGCCAGTATTTGCTTTGGCACTATGGGAGGTCATACACCACAGAGAGGGCCGGCGATTTGTCTCGCTGCTTGGAGAACTCATCCTCCGAGTAGCTGTTCACTTCCTCCTTTCCCAATGGCCTTTTCAAACCGCGTGTTTCATTCACATATTGTGGAACACGTGTGCTCTGGCTTGCCACATCAACTTTCTGACCAGTAAGTTGTGGATGTTGGATGTTCTCGAATGCGATCCTGATACTGACGTGGGTTTGTCACGCGTCGATATCTGTCTTGATGAACACCCGATGAAAATGGCAGAGACGCAGCCGGAGTTTGAGATGAAACAAGGTGACCCCGAATGTAAACCCAGGCTGGCCATGTTCGGCCGCTGGGGTATTAAGGGTTACATTGGAACGGTCTTTAGATCGTGCTCTCATAATGAAGAGATCTCGATGAGGGGCAGGGTTGGAAAGAAGCTTCCCGCCCACACAAATGCCGCCAGAACCGCTGAAATCGCGGGTAACTGGAAGAAGCTCACCACCGCAATTCTGCCTTTCTTCAACACTCACATTCGTCGTGTATTCCGACCTGTTGAGTTTGTTGAATGGGCTCAAACATTCCCCGCCGCCAGACGGGATGCACTGCTTGAATTGCGAAGAGATACCCATGATATGCCTAATCGTGGGACTGAATGGATGCCTGAGTTGGTGGCGTCTTCATTCATTAAGAAAGAGACAGCAGTGAAAGAAATTGGCGACCAGGTTTATAAGGACCCACGCTTCATTCAGGGGTGCCCTCTTGAATTGAGTGCTGCGTGTGGACCTTATTTGCGACCTTGGGCGAAACATGTTCGTGAAGCATTTCGCCCTAAAGAGCACACATTGTCAGAGATACGCCGTGGACTTCAAGTGGTCTACACATGCGGCCTGACAAGTCAACAAATAGGGGCAGAGTTCGGAAAGGCACTCGAATGTGTAGAGCGATCAATGGACGATGATGATGAACTTGTCGTACTGGAAGATGACCAGAGCAGGTTTGATCTTCATCTATTGCAGGGTCCGTTTCGCTTTCTGAACCAAATATACAGGCTCAAGCTACCGCGTCGTGTGGCTGGCCTGTTGCGCCGCAAACTGTCCAAAGGTAGGACTAATCTGGGTACCAAGTACTCCGTGCCATATACTATGCAGTCAGGGTGGCCCGACACGTCTGTCGGTGATACACTCGTTAATGCTGCTATGAAGTATTATATACATGGCATCGGGAAGTTGTGGATATCTATAATTTGCGGTGATGACAGTGTCACTGTCACTACTAAGAAAGAGCTTGCTTTACTTGGTGGTATCGATGGGATTGTGCAGTCGTATGCTAACCTTGGTATGGAAATCGAGGCGACGACAACGACCAACCCATTGGAAGTTGGGTTTTGCAGTGGGCGGTTCTATCCGTCAAACGGGTCGTACATCTTGATGCCTAAGCCTGGGCGCTTGATGTCTAAGATCTGTTGGGACTCCCGTGAGAGGACTCCTGCAAACAAACAAGCATGGCTGCGAGGCATAGCCATTACTCTACAAAACTACGGTCGTGTCGACCCGCTGTTAGCGGCGGTTGCACATGGGCTGTTGCGGCAACTTGGATCTGGGAAGACCATTGTCGAGACTAGTGAGTATAAAGCCCAGCTGCGAGGCGAAGTTGACGTCACCCACATGGATGTGCTCAGGTATTATGATGAGCACTACGCAATGTCCGAGAAGAACGTCCTTGAGCTGATCGACTACCTCAAGTTGATCCGACTAGACACGTTGTCAGGTCACCCCCATCTCGTTGAGATGGCTAGGGTTGACCTCTCGTAGTCTGGAGTCGCATGCTGTCTAGCTCAGTGAGAGCCGGTGGCTACGTTACGGCTAGTCGCGCTTCGGCGTGCCGCCCCGATACGGGGTCCCACCAAAAGTGGTGGAGTCCGGAGTTTAACCGGCTAAACAAACTTTGGGGGGGCGTAAATACTCTCAAGCAGTGCTAGACACTGATTCAACAAACCGGG